CCGTGAGACTGAAACCGCTTCCAGCGAGCTTGTGGGGCGGTCTATGGCCTTGATATTGGCAGGGCAAGGGGGGCCAAGGAGGCTTCCGCGACCCTCAAAATGCCTGCGGGGTCTCCGGACTGGCAACCAAAAAGTGATATCACTTGACGTTTCCAATTTTGCCCTTTGACAAGCCCCTCCAGTCATGGGCGAGGGATTAGATTTCGGGGCGGTCCTCCAGAGGGACATTGACAACATCATTTCGAAAACTGAGGAGGGCATCCCGTTGAACGCGAGGGAGCGTGATTTGATATTGTCGGAAAATGAAAAGAGGAAGAGGGACAAGCTCCCGGAGGCGGAACGCGAAAAGCTTGAGCCTATCAAAAAAAGGTCCGGTAGACAGGCTAATTCAATTTACGATGAGGGGCTCGACACCTACGCTGAGACATATAAAGTTGCTACTAGGACGATCAAAAAATGGATTGAGAATGGGGGGAAACAAAAGCCGGATCCTATAATTTGTCCGCTCGATCACCCCTGGAAAATGCGAGCGTGGTGGGCGTCCTGCATGAAAATGAGGTGTCCGCCCGGCGTGATCAATGCAGAGGCGGCCTACCTCAAGACTGCATCCCCTGAACTTGCTGGGATTGCGACCGAACAAACTACTATCAAATTTCTGATTAACTCTGAGGAACTTGGATTAGATGGAGCCCAGGATCGATTGAACCAGTTGGAGCTTGAGCTATCAAGACGTGCGACTGAGCCGGGACAAGCGAAAGTATGGATGGAAGCGGTGGCTCGAATGACATCACTTGCAACAAACGTCCGGCGTGAGAAGGAGGCTCAAGATCTTCTTGTATCGAAAGCTGAAGTGGCGCAAGCGTTGCAGGATTATTTGCAACCGATCGAGAAGGGAATTAGGCAAATGTATCCAGCATTTTGCACCATCCTAGGCCAGCCACCGATTGGAGTCATGGAAGATCAATGGCTTAAAGAATGCGATAAACTATTCGAACGATTCGGAAGGGAGATCTTCGCATGAGGCAAAACATGGATGAGGTTCATACCTTTGTTAGGGGGGTGCTTGCTGGCATCTTCGCGCCCGAACCCGATGAGGAGATATGGCAATGGGCTGAGAGATGCCTACGAATTCCCAAGACGGAGAACGCCGATATGGGAGGTCAGCGATGGTCTAGTTATTATAGCCCATACGTTCGGGAGGTAATGGAATGGGTAAAGCGACCTGGCAAAAGTGAGATGTGGATCAAGAAATCTTCTCAGGTGGGAGTCACGATGGCGGCGTTGATTATAATCTGCTGGTTTGTCGCTCACCGTGGCGGAGCTATCGGATACGCGCTTGATACCATCGAAGAGGCGCGGCGAGTATCCCGGACCCGCCTTCAAAAGTGGCTTTCAGAAAACAAGATCTTGGAAGAGATGGGGGAAGCCCCCGACGACGTTTCTAACCTTACCTTTTATCTATCCGGCATCACGGTCTATATGATGGGCGGTCAATCTGCTAGCGGATTTGCAAACAAATCGACATGCCTTTTTATACTAGATGAGCTAGATGAGCACGACTATATTGAAGGGCAGGGAACGACTTCAGACCTCGCACGGGATCGATGCAAGGTTCCGAGGAACGCGAAGATACTAGGATTTTGCACACCTGGCAGCTCTGGATTGATCACGATGGAGCACAAAAAAGGGACTCAAGAAGAGATCATATTCCCGTTCCCTTGTTGTGGATTCGAGCAGGCTCTTGACTGGGATAACTTCGTGTTCTCGACCGATGAATTTAGAGATGAGGAGGACGAACTTGACCTATCGCTTGTTGAAAAAGGGGCTTACTTTCGGTGTAAATCATGCGACGACGGGAGGCTTTTCGACCATCAAAAGCTTCCCGCGATGCAAGACTTTCGGAGCGTGGCCACGAATCTCAAGGCTCCCGCACGTGTTAGATCGATCCACCTATGGGATGCTTATTCCGCGTTTGTTACATTCGGAGCGCTAGCTATTGAGTGGATCAAAGCCCAAGGAGACCCGGCAAAACTTGAGCGATTTATGCGAGGCCGGCGTGGGATGCACTATGAGCAAAGCGGAGGTATAGTTACGAATCATGAGCTCCTAGAACTACGAGGGGACTACGTTAGAGGCCAATGCCCTCCTGGTATCGAGCCAGTCCTATACGTGATTGCGGTAGACATTCAGGACGGTCTCAGACTCAAGGCGACGAAATCATTGTTTGATAAAGACGGTAATATGTATGTCATTGACTGGGGGGAATTCTTCTCATTCGGGGACATGGAGGACTTCGCTGATGAGGTTTTGGAAACATCAAAAGGTCCGATGATAGTTCACTGCGGGCTCATCGACGAGGGCAACGACAAGGAGGACGTGTGGCGGTATCACCTAGATACGCAACCAAGATTCTATCCGGTCAAGGGACGGGGAGGAAGACAGGTCAAAGATCTTGTTGTTAAATCTCAAGGATCGTTAGATGGCCAGCTTGTGATTTCATACCATATCGACGACCGCGCTTTCAAGTGGCAGCTATTAAATTCCCTCCGCCGAAAGCACTATTCCGATAGCAGACAAAAGAAGATCCCGCTCGTTGTTCTGCCAAGTGATTCAAACGCGGACGCTGAATTTCTCACCGAGCTAACCATGGAAATACCCGTTAAGCTCAAGAATAAATTCGGATTCGATGGCTGGGAATGGATCAAGAAGGGGCCTAATGACTGGTGGGACACGCTGAAATATACGAAAGCGGTCTGGCAAATCATGGCCCCGTCAATGGGGATGCAGAAGGTTTTCGATGAATCGGAAATGGAAGAAGAAGGAGTCTCATAACTTTGACAAATGAACCTTAGACAATGGCTGATCTCGCAGTAATCAACGCTCTCCGTCGCTTTGTTGTCGGGACTCAAAACCTAACCCAAGCATATAAACTAGCATGGGATGCCTATTCGTCTCGCCAAACTAGCGTGACGATCACGGCCAGCCAGTTCGAGGGCGGCAACTCATCCGGCCAGATTGCGGGGGATCCGAAAGAGATCATGGAGGCTTGCGAGTATCTCCTCGCCGAGCTTGAAGATATCGAGTCCGCGACGGTATCTGCGACTGGCCCCTATCAAGTTGACTTTTCAAAACAGCCATCCCGAACCTAAAAGATGTCTCGAAAATCACGCAACCGATCCGCATCTAACGCATCGATACTAGCACCGAAGTCTGACATTTACGACGCTACTAGAACATCGATGCGACGAGGATTTACACCCTTCACGTCTCTCGAAACTGGGGCGGAACTATCTTCATATTCTCGCGCGTCATTGATCAGAGATGGTCGCTGGCTCAAGGCAAACTCGGGAGCAATCAGGGGGCTGATTAAAAACTCCGCGATGCTTGTTGGATGGAAAACCACTCACGCGCAAACAAGAGATGTCGAATGGAACAAGGAACGAGATAGAACATTCAAGGCTCGAAACAAAGCGAGATTGATCTTCGACAACGCTGGAAAGTTTACCTTCAAAACAGCTCAGAGGATGCTCCTAGAGAGGTCCTTTGAAGATGGTGATATCCTAGTCGTCTTTACCGAAACTCCTAGCGGCGGTGCTCGATGCGCGTTCTATGAGGCGCACCAGCTTTCCAATCCGGACGGCGCGGATGCAAGCATCTGGAAAGAAGGTGTTAAGATCAACAAGGCCGGAGCACACCTAGCTTATGGGGTGAAAAGCGGCGACTCAGTCAAAGTGATCGACGCTCAAGATGCTTTCCTTTTTGGAAATTTTGATAGTGTCGGACACGTTCGCCCTCACCCTCCTCTAGGCTATGCGATCAATCACGCTAAGGACATTTCAGAGACGAGAGGATTCCTGAAACTCGCTATCAAAAACAGCTCCCTATTTGGCGTGATCAGCGAGCAGGCCGCAGGATCTAATCCTAACAGGATAGTTGGAGGAATGGAAGCATCGGTCACAATGCCTGGCCGTGCGTCAACTCGCGACGACGGAACCGGAACAGACCGGAAGATCAAAACGTCTGAAGTGTTCGATGGTGGAGTAATCCCTGAAACTCGACCCGGCGAGAAGTTGTCTATCGTCCACGACGCTAGACCGCACCCGAACCAGCTATCATTCGAGGAAAACCTAGTGGATGAAATCGCTACCGGATGGGGACTAGCAAAAGAAGTTGTGATGATCCTCGTCAAGAGATTGACTGGCCCCGGAGTCCGATTTGTCATGTCGATGGCGTCGCAATGGATCGAAGACAAACAGGAACAGCTAGATGAATTCTGTCATCGTTATTGGGTTTATGATACCGCGAAAGAGATCAAATCGGGGCGACTTCGCGAATGCACCGACGACGACTGGATGCAAAAGTTGAAACTCACAAAGCGCCGGAGTCTCACTATCGACAGGGGGAAAGAGGGCAAGCAGCGCCTCGACGAGATCGACTCCGGAACCGCCACTCTCGCCGATTGGAGCGAGGAGACAACGGGCGACGATTGGCGAGATTTGGTGGATCAGGTTGTTGCCGAACACAAATATAAAGTGGAGGCGTCCCGCGTCGCTGGCTACAAATACACCGAGGTTTTCCGCCCACGTCAAGGGGCCGCATCGCCAGAAGTTGAGGAATCAGAGCCCCCCGAACCTAATCAAGATCCTTCAGAATAACCATGAAACATCTCCCTTTAATCGCATCAACCTTATACTGCCAGCCGTGGTGCATTCTCCCCGGAGTCCACGCCGAGCTATCGCAAAACTTTAGAAACTACCTCGAAGGAAATATCCCTGCATCACTCCACGGAAGCGGGACAGATTATAGCGGAGGCATCCATTACGAGGTTGATTCTGAATTCGGGATTGCCCTAATTCAGCTTTCCGGAGTTATTGTAAAAAAGGCCATGCCTGATATGTGCGGACCTCAACTGATCGATCTATCAATCCTTGACCGACTGCTTGTTGATATCGCTAGTGATCCTGGTATCAAAACCCTCGTCCTAGATATCGACACACCGGGAGGATGCGGAATTGGATTGCAGGAAACCGCAATGAGACTCCAGTCAGTCAAGGACTCGGGAACTCGCGTCGTCGCATTTACGGACTATCAATGTTGTTCCGCTGGCTACTGGCTCGCGGCATGCTCTGAAGAGATCGTAGCATCTCCAAGCGCTCAGGTTGGATCTATCGGGACATACGTCGCCGCTATCGATGACTCAAAAGCATGGGAGATGGAGGGGATCAAACTAAAGCTTTTTAAAGATGGCGAGTATAAAGCAATGGGTCATCCCGGAAAGGAATGGACCGCAGAGGAGGAATCATTTCTACAATCACGACTTGAACAGTGGTCCGCTGACTTCAAAAATCATATTCGATCCTGCCGTCCCGGAATCGAGGAATCAGTAATGCAAGGGCAGTGTTTTGACGCTATGAACGCCCCTTCAACGCTAGTTGATAGGATAGCCCTAGGAATCCATGAGGTCTTACAAGGCGAAATGGAGCGACTATCTAACTCATAAATTTGACACTATCAAGATGCCATGCTCGAAACAGTAGACGCTCCCATCGAAATCGAAGAAGTGGAAACCTCCGCTCCTGCCGTAGACTCTACTCCCGTAGCAGTCCCTAATCTCCTCGACCGTGCCAAGGCAGCCTTTAAATCAGGCCCATCGCTCGAAGCAGAGAACAGAATCCTTCGCGCTGATAACTCAGATTTCCAGAGCCAGGTATCTGAAATGCAATCTCAGATTCAGAATCTTACTGAAGAAAACGCGAATTTGATTGATCAAGAGTCCGCTCTCACATCGATCATTGAAGCCGCCGAGATCAGCGCGAAGACCGCAACTCAAACCGCTATTGATATGGTTGCGGCAACTGGAATTCCTGCCGCCGATCTACCAGCTCAGGAAGCGGAAGCCGAACCTTTCGAAGGCCGCTATGCAAACGCTAAGGCCGCTGGCCCCGTCGCGCTCAGTAAATTTATGATCGATAACAAAGCGGAGGTTAACACCATCCTTCGCGGTCACTAAACAATCTCCCGACACCACAAACCTGATCCATTATGCCTGCTACCCTAAACGCTGCGCTTCAGCGCACTACTATCATGCAGGGCGCTCTTCACGCCTTTAAAAAGCGGTTGACTGCTCTAACTGTATTCTCGACTTCATTTGGAAATGTTCCCCTCGAAGGAACTGACAAAGTGGCCGTGCCTTACTATCCACTAGAAACCTCGGCTTCTACTGATTGGAATGCTGGCAACGGTTATGTTTTCAGTGATGACTACACCGTGGGAGTCAAGGAGGTTACAGTCAACAAGCGCAAATACCAGCCCTTGTCTATCACGTCTTCCGTTATCTCCCGACAGCCTCAACTCAGCCTTGAGGATATCGGACGAGCCAAAGGTGATAAGCTCGCCAACGATGTTTTTGCCGATATCTTGAGCGTAGTAACTGCCGCAAACTATGGCACAGCTGCATTCATCGGAGCCTCAGGAGCATTTGATTTCGTAGCCCTCAACGAGACTATTGGAACTATCTGCGATGCAGCCGAGTGGCCAGATGATGGTCGCTCCATGGTCCTCAAGTCTGCCTACTACCGCAACCTGGTTACGGAGTTGAAAGATGCTTCTTCTTATGCTTCTGACAATCCAGTCAAGCGCGGAGTGCTAGAAGACGTTGCCGGATTTGATTTGCATAAGACGAATTCCATCCCTGGCAATGCTCAGTTACTTGTCGGCTTCGCGGCCCACAAGTCTGCCATGGCTATCGCATTCGCCCCTATCACTCCCGCCGATGAAGGCCGAGTGGTTGAATATGATATCCTAGCCGACGCTGAAACGGGCATCGCAATCGAATATCGTAAATGGTTCGATCCAAGCTCTGACACGCTCAAGGAAGTTCTTGAATGCAACTATGGTTTTGCCGTAGGAGAAGGAGCCGCCATCAAGCGTATCACCTCAGCCTAATCTATCGTTATGCTCATCACCTTTACCGTAAGCGCATCAGGAGAGCGGAAGATCTTATCACAAGATACCGTCCGCTCAGTCCATCAAGGATTGTTCCAAGCCGTCGCTATTTCATGTCCCGCCGGGGTTTCCTCGGTTGAGATTTGGGATAGCAACGGGGGACGTTCCCGCGCTCGCAATCTATCTCCATCAAAAGACGCGCCGACGATCTCCCAAGTCGTTGAAGACTTCCGGAAGGGGCTTGAAGCCACGGCAAAGAAGGTGGCTAAAGCGATTGTATCAGACGAGAAAACCGTCGCCGATTCCAAGAAATAACTTTTGCTTGTTGTTACATCGGGAAGGACTCGTAGCTATTACTGCTACGAGTCCTTTTTTTGACTCTCTAAAGACACTATGAAAATGGAGCGCGTAGGGCTGAAACAATTCATGGCCGCCGCAGCGGACGTTGTAGAAGCCCTCTATGGTGAGGTGATAACAATCGCAGGCAAAGTGATTGAAGCAGCGGTCAGCCATCCCTCGCGAGGCGGAGAGCTTGGTCTTGGTATCGATCAACTTGATTCGATCCTTAAAGTGAGAATCCGGAAAGCGTTGCTTCCAACTCGTCCGATCCACGGGAAAGAAACTCTCACATTCGCCGGAGAGATTTGGCGTATCGATGAAGTGACGGATGATCGATCATCAGACGCTTGGTATCTAACCTGCATCCCCGCCGCTAAATGATCACTGTAAATCTCAAGATGCGAGGAGCGGATGACTTCATCAATGCGCTCAAGAGGCACCCAGAAAAGGTTGGCAGAACAATTAATTCGATCTTGGTTCAAGAAGCCAGGGCGCTCGCTGTTAATCTAGGGGCAAACACTCTCCCGTCTCGCATGGCTGAGGGCGGGGCCGCAAAACTCAAGGGCCGGATAGAGAACGATATCAAGAGGCTCTTCCCTTCTAAGGATAACGCTAGCAAGGTTTTTGAATACATAAAAAGGAGCGACGCTAAACTAGCAATGGCTTTCTGGGCTGCCTATAAATCACAAGATCAAAAGGCTCAGGCTAGAATCATGAGGAGGGCCAATCTTCCTAGGGGGATCGATCCAGTCAAGCATCAATCAGCAAGGAAGAGTCGAGGCAAAGTCCCTACGGACGCCGCCACTATCTCGTTCTCAACCGACACTAGATTATCAGCATACATCCGTAAAACTCAGAAGAAGGCCGGACTAGCAAAAGCTGGATGGGCTGCTGCCGCAAAAGCGCTGGGCGGAAGGACTCGAACTGTATCAAGGACTACCGGAAAGACTGTCGAGAAGTTTCCATCATATGTCCGCGCTCTATCAAAGAGGGGGAACATAGGGGGCGCATCATTCAGGGGTGGAATTAGGGCGGTCGCGAAAATATGGAACATCGTTCCTCATATCGGCGAGGCTCTTCCGGAAGATCGATTCTTCGCCGCAATCGATCAAGCGGAGCGCGAATTCATCGGCGCTTTGAATCTATCTGTTGAACACCTCAACAAGAACGGATTTAACAAATCGAAATAAGTCTTATAAATGACCGCTGACAAATCACTCATTACCCGCGTAGTTGCGTCACTGCTTGCCGATGCCGCGCTTCCTATACCGATACTGCATTCATGGGACATGGAGCCGGAAAAGCTCCCCTATATCGTTGTTAGCGCAGACGCTGGAAGCTCAGCTCATCGACTGCTAAAGACGATTGATCTCAGGATTGATCTACTGACAAATCGGGATGATACGTCCGAGGTTATTAGGGTGGGATATCAAGACGCAATAAGCGATCACATCAGCGCATACGCTAAGACAATCGCCATCGCAATCATGGATGACGAGTGGCAAACTCGTAGCTGGTTTATGCTGGAGGAGTTCAGTGATCCCTCAGACAAGCGCGAATGGTCAAGTGGTCTAACGTATAGACTGGTGTTGATGGAGCTTATCTATCGTCAAGTCATCACTGATTCCACGAGATTGAATCGACTTGTCAGGCCAGCGTCTGACACGACCACCGTAAATCTGATTGATTCATATGGGAACTTCTACAATATCGAGCCGCTATAATCAGCCTCTTTGACACTCGCGAGAAACCAACCTAGCGACCTCCTTTTTTTATGCCAACCATCTCAACCGCCGTAACGGTCCCATTCAAATCCGCTCGCGATTATTATATCTCAGCAAATGGAGGAAGCATCATCCTTTCGACTCTCACCAAAACGGGCGATGCGGTCAGGTTCAATGAGGGCACGGTAGGGTCTGGCGAGCGTATGCGATTTAATGGACACTCGGCAGACGGCTTGCTTGAGCTGATCCCATCGGTTGCGAACGTGACCTATCAACTAAAGCAAGTATTTTAAGCAATGCTACTGACTATCAATGCAGGACTACACGACTGGGATTCAACCGCCGCTGGCTTGTATGATCCGCTTGGTGAGACCGTCTTTTTTAACGATGCGCTCATTTCAATTCTTAACTCGACCCGAACGAGTCGCTTAATTCGACCATCATCAGATATATCAACGATCAACATCATCGCTCCTAACGGGGTAAAATACAACGTCCAGCCCCTTTAAACCATGCCTGATTTAACAGCAAACGAAGCCGCATTTAAACTACTTGCGGGACAAGCCACCACCACCCAGGAGAAGGCCGAACTCGCAACCGCAATCGGTTTAGGAACCGCATTTAAAATACTTGCGGGACAAGCCACCACCCAGGATAAGGCCGAACTCGCAACCGCAATCGGTTTAGGAACCGCGGACAACGTCGTCTTCGGCACGGTCAACTTGTCCGGAGAGGCACAGTCGATCAGATATACTACGCCGGATGGTCGTAAATATAGCGCGGCTGTCGGTGCAGATGGCTCGTTGACGCCACAAGCATTCGATCCGGTCGTGCAATTTGATCGTGCGAAGCTGGTCAGGAACGCATTGTTTTCTGCGAACGCCGATGAGGAGATCAGTATCCTAGATGGCGCAGGAGCTACTGCTGGCATTGGCATAAACGTGGCCCAAATGGTCAATCAGGGGACTGGCCCTGGTGCCTTTGCACAAACCACCGCAGCTAACCAGCCGATCGCGTTTCCGGTCGGAGCATCCGGCGGCTACGCATATTTCGACGGCATCGCTGGCAGCTATGCGAGTGTTGATGAGCAGTTAAATTTTGGTAATTATGCGCGAGTTACGCTTGAGTATTCGCACGTGGCTTTTAAAAACTGGTCTGGGTTATTGTCAAATGGAACATCCGCAACTAGGTCGCTTGAGATTTCATCGAACGCAACTGGGATGATAACATTTATCTACTCCAGTAATGGGTCAACAACTATTTCCATGTCCCCTACGATCGCGTTCCCGCTTGCGGGATTTTTTCGAGGCACGTTAGAAATCAATAAAAACGCTGGCGGTTATGATGTCGCAACTTACGAAAAATCAACCGACGGCATCACGTGGACATTGCACGAAACTATTACGTCTGGTGTTGCGACCGCTGGCCCTATTTGGGACAGCCCCGCGGGATTCAAAATCGGCAGGTTAACATCAGGCGGCCACTACCACAAAGGCACAATAGGATACGTCAAAATCGAGTCACGAGTCGGCACTGTATTCGAGAACGATTTCAAAAAGCAGCAGCATCTTGCTGAAACGCACGTTGCAAAGAGCGGACAAACAGTAACGATGTTGGGCGGCGCGAAAACGATTGCACGGTCGATGATCTCGTTCGACGGCTTGGGTGATAACCTCGTTGCACCATCTACCACTTATAATGCTGGCTACACGGTGTCAGTTAAGCTCAAGCATCATGGGACTATTGCTGATTCTCAAACGGCTATATCAATTTGGGGGGGCGTTTATAATTTCATATTACGTAAATTGGCTAGCTCTAATTGGTCGGTGTATCAAGGCTCAGCTACGGTTTATACTGGCGGAGCGCAAACCACCAATGATTTGCGAGCCGTTATCTCCCACGATGTGATTGGCGGTCCAAAGGCCGGACGGATTTACGGTACCATCAACGGCGTGACGTTCGATGTCGCGCAAAGCACAGCGATCGAAGCTGGTATTGCCGAGGCTGCTAAAATTGGTGTTTACAGTAGCAATTCAAATCCGATGAAGGCGGACTACGAAGTCGCCACCGTCGTCAACCGCGCGTTCTCCCTCGCTGAGCAAGCTGACGCATACGCCGCTCTAATCGCAACTGACTAAAACCATGCCTGAAACACCACCACCACTGACACCACTAGAACAAGACGTTATTGATTCCGGTGGCTTCGTCTTTTACTCTGCTTCTCTCTCGCAATACACGAACATGTATAACGCGATCAACGACGCTGGCGGATACCCGCAACTGCTCACCATTCGCGCTCTGCCCGAAACATCGGTCATTGAGGTTGGCACCAATGGCAAAGCGATTTTGCAGATTCAAGAATACAAAACGCTGCCATACGGTGCATTGCTCGCTCCAGCTATCGCTGGAAACGCGATCCAGCAAATCACTCAAGCGGATTATCTTGCGTTGAGGCAACCCGTGCCTGAGCTGCCATGAAATCACACAAAGCCAAGCCCTAGGTCCATCAGATCGAGGGCCTTTATTTGACACCCTAAAGATCACATGCCTACCGCAGTCGCACTCCTCGTCCAACATGGGACGCTAACCAGCAATGTCTTATTAGATGAGGTTGGCGTCCTTGTAAACTCCCTGACCATCACTCCAACGCGTAGCGAAAAGCTATACAAAGGCGCAGGAGGAGCAACGAGAGCCATTCGCTCAACTGATCCAACTATCTCTTTTGCGTTCTCTGGCACCGTTTCAACATCATCGGGGTTCGCAACGCAGCACCCCGGAACCGCTGTTTCAGCTCTCGCAAATTTCGGGGTTGGAGTCTCTCGACATGGTTTCACATCCGGCGATGGAACCACTGTTTACAAGGACGTGAGCGAGACTGAAAACGGTGAAGATCCAACTCAGATCTCATTCACTGCTACTCAGTTCCCATTCATGGTATAAGTTTTTCCCCGCCCGGAAAATAGGCCATCTTGAGCCTAGCAAGGTCCATCATAAACCTAATTGCGCCAGTCCCGCCTGGTGGCAAATCAAGAAGCGGGAACCCTTTTTATATCGATCCCATAATGGAAGCTTGGATATCAACCACCAAAACAATCCTAGCCGCATCGCTCGGCACTATGGGATTTCTAGTCCGAACTGAACGATCATTTGATGAACTCAGCGGCAAATCAAATTGCGTGTTTCATATCGCAGCGAAAAGCCTAGACGGCTTGATTGATTCATCAGGAATCAAAACGCAATTTGATAGCGGCCAGTTATTGCGAGATCAACCTGAACACCCAGTCCTTGATATTTGTTATGCGAAGCAGAATCGGGATCGACTTCTTGACTCAGTCAATAGAGGCACCCGGATTGAGCTTGTAAAGCAGGCCGGAACTGATCGGACCTTTTACAGAGATGGATCGGGAACGAGCTTCCCCGGCATCCACGGGGTATCAAAACTTTTAGAAACGTCTGACCTCAATCTGGTTTCCGCACTCGCTAGATTTGGTGTGCCAGTCCTAGAGGTCAGGGGGCCGCATGGGGCACGTAAATTTTACCTAGACGCTCAAAAAAGGGTATCGACTCTGGGACGTGAAATGGCGGGGGATCTCATGCGTGATTGGAGAGCCAAAGCGGTCCATGCAGAGCATCCAATTTGCTACCCTATACTTGGACTTGTGAACTATCAGCGACTCGTCAAGAGCATTCAGAGCGATACAGAGCACGTATTGATACGCAAGCCGAATAGCATCCGGGCAGCCATCATTAACCCAAATATGTCTGGCGCTGGATTCGACAAAATGAAGCGTCATTTCCTAGGATAATTTTTCCAACAAATCACATGAAAACATCAAACGATCCACCGACAATCCAAGAGCCGGAACAGAAAAAGAAGCGTCGATACACAAAGCCGACAATCCTTCAAGACGACGCGCCGGACATCGACGAACAAGAGCGGGAGGACGCCTTCGCGTCAAATCCAACATGGGACGGGCGAGAGCTAGAGCCGTTCTCTTTCGCCCGCGAGAGCGTGTTCTACTCCCTCAGGCGCTCGATGGGATCGCCTACGCTCGCAGAGATCAACAAGGACTTCACAGCATTCCTAGCTGATGCCGCGCGAATCCTATGGCTTTGCAGTGTATCAAAAGAGGAGATCACAGCGCTAAGATCGAGCCCATCAGTAATGCAGGATGTAATCGATGATTGGGCTGATGCCGCAATCCCACCGGGCACTCGCGAATCAGCCGCAGAGCTGGCCTTGCTGATCCATAACAGATCAACCGTAAATCACCCCTCCCCCGTAGATGATGGATCGCCGTCGGGAAACTAATACCGCCAGTTCCAGAGGCTCAATACGTGATTGTTATCGCCTCTCGCACTGGCTGGTCAGAAGATTATATTCGATGGCAGCTCCCGCTATCAAGAGGATGGGCTTACTTCCATGCCGCGAGACTACTGGATGGAGCCCCGATGACGATTCCCGGCGGGACCGCAAAGGAAAAAAAGTGGTGGAACGCTATCACCGAAAAGATGCGAAAATGAATCTCCGTTGATTAGACAAAACCTAGTATCAAATGGCTCGAAATCGAATCGTAACAGAACTGAGAGCGGACTCGGCACAGCTCCGTAGCGAGTTCGGAAAAGCGGATACTTCGGTTGGAAAGTTTACCTCTGGCATATCTGGATCGACGAAAGCCCTTGCTGGATTCGCGGCTGGGGCTCTTGGAATCAAATCAATAATCGGGCTATTTGGATCACTCGTTGATTCCGCTTCAAACCTTAGCGAGACCATATCAAAAACGAATGCCGTTTTCGGTGATAGCAATACGACCGTGAAATGGGCAGAAGGACAAGCGAAGGGCTTGGGATTATCAACTAAAACAGCCCTAGATTTTGCATCACGATTCGGAGGTGCATTGAAAGAAATTGGAGGGAAGACCGAGCAAGAGGCCGAATTGATATCTAGGCAGCTTGTAGGTCTATCATCTGACTTGGCATCATTCTTCAACACCGATCAAGACGAGGCGAAGGAAGCGATCGCGGCAGCCCTTGGCGGAGAGTTCGCTCAGCTAAAGAAGTTTAACGTCATCGTGAATGAAGCGATGCTTAAAGAGAGAGCTTTTCAGTTAGGAATTTCCGATGGCAAAAGCGTTCTTGATGCAAGAACTAAGCAGATTGTTTCCCTTGATTTAATCTATCAAAGGACAACGGACGCGCAGGGGGACTTTACTAAAACATCTGGAGGCATGGCTAACCAGCAGCGCATTCTCGCCGCCGAATTGGAGAATACGAAGGCAAAGCTTGGGGAGGAGTTAATGCCAGCACAGCTTGAATTCATCAAAGTCATGAGATCAGGCGTTGAGCTTCTCACTGAATTCACCCCCGCGTTAAAGGCGGGAGGAGAGATGCTGGTTAGCCTGACTCAGTTCATGGTTGATCATAGTGGCGTGTTTCTTACTATCATAAAAACATACGCGTCTTATAGATTGGCACTTGGGGCGAGCACGTTGTTACTAGGAGCAAGCACAATAGCGACGGGATTAAACACCGCTGCGGTTCTGGCAAATTCAAAGGCCAAGATTGCTAATTCGATGATACCTCCCGGACGGACGTCTTTGCCCCCGCTACGGGGTGACCCTATCCGGTCCTCGTCGCTCGACTGGATATCAGTCGCTTCGGCTGCAGTTGCAGTTGCGGGATATAAAGCGGGGGAAATCTTCGGCGATAAATTCGCGGAGGGAATGGATTTTGACGATCCGAACTTATTCAATGACACTAAAACCGATCAGACAAGGGCGCGAGCAAAGCAGCTTGATATTGATCGCGAGATAGCAATCCTAGCAAAAGCGGAAAGGATATCAGCAGAGTTTCACCTAGCTCAACTTAATAAGCTCAACCTTCTAAACATAGGTATTGCAGAAACGCGCAAAGCATCAAACGCACTTCTTAAAACCGAGATCAACACGATCGCAGCTGGGGTATTGGCCGCTGAATTGGCAGGCAAAACTCAGGAGGAACAGCTAGACGCTCAGCAAGCTAAGATGGATAAGCTGGTTGAATCAGCAAAAGCCTTTGCTAAAGCTAATGGTATCACGGCACCCGGAGAAGTTAGCTCTGAAAGCCTAACAGATCTCGCCCGTGCCGCTGCAGGTAATGATCAATTAGATGTCGCTAAGCAACTGCTAATTCTCGCAGGAGATCTAAAATCAAAGAAGGAGGAAATCCTGACGATTGAGGAGAAACTCAAATCAGAGGCGAAGGCTCTTGCTGATGCCGAGGAGGCGAAGGCGGCGAAAGCTGGCGACTTTCTTGATGAGGTCGCGAGGAAAGATACAGCTCAAAAGGAGGCACTCAGAGAAGAAGCTCAGGAGCTCACGATCCTCAAACTAAAGGCCGCCGGATTCGAGGCCCAAGCGAAAGCTCTTGAGGATGAAATCGAACTCAGGAAGAGGGCAAAACAGATAGCTGAACAAACCGGAATCACTGAGGAGAACGCACTTAAATTGGCTCGCCAAAAATCAGAGTTGCAGATCAAGATTGATGGTAAGGAAGGCGGTCTTGATAACAGGTTCGATGAGGAGGGGAACCGGAAGATGGCTCGTGACGGTAAGCGCAAAAAGATTGTCCTGATTCGTGCCGACAAAGACAACAAGCTCGCCGATGCCGCCGCTAGAAATCTCAGGGACAACCTCGCAGCGAAAGAAGCAAACGAGAATCCGATCCTATCAAAAACAGATCGATTGATTGATCTCGCTGAGAGACAACTTAGATCCTTCGAGAAAATTCAAACATCCAGCTAGCCATGATCGAATCAATATTTCACGGGGTGTCAACCTCGCCAATCGCCATCTCTGATCTCTCACGGTCCGAGAGCGACACTAGCTGGGACGGACTAAAGCAGACTTATTTGATAGACGTTTCTGGTAATCTCAACGCGGCGCTTGATTTTCATTATCCGTATGGTCAGGTTAAATCCTCACTGTATCCCGGAATGTTCATCTCTCGACGTGATCCACGAGATCAAGGAGGGGGCATCTATGAGATTGAAGTGGAGTGGAAAGGCGTAATCAACTCAAAAGGATTCCGCAGAGTGGTCAAAGTTTTTGGTGAAACATCATCTACTTCAAACGGGTTTTACATAAATGCTCCAGGATATCCATCATGGGTAAAAAAGATCAAACTTGAGCAACCTGTTTTGAGTGTTGAAACAACCTATGTCGCGGGATCATTGCCTTCTATGTCGCAGGTAAAACAAGAGATATCCGGCCATCCAGCAGGATTCCCCGGGCTTCCAACTCCGCCAGCTCAATTCATAACATCATTTTCAGATCCGACATACGTATATCCAAGCGGTTGGATCTTGGATGACAGGTCTACCGAGCAACTGCCTAACACTACCTATCACATGGTTACTGATCGGCACGTTTTCAAGTTCAAAAAGGAAATGTAATTTATGCCAATCAACGGAAAAAAGCTGCCTAGATATAGCGCTGACGCAAGCGTGATCATGAAGGGGCGCGACCTGAACGATCTATCTACTAGGATTGAGCAGACTAGGGTTATACCAGCTAGGGGCCTGTTAGGAAATCAGACTGCGGATGGGCTGGTGTTGTCTGCTGACGTTAGGGTCATCCCCGCTTATACGTGCCAGCTCATCGGACATAAGATTCTAGTTCACCACGGGACTACTTCAGTGATGGGATCTAGCGGCGTGTTCAATCCAATACCAACAAAATACGGGACCGATCTACTGACGACCGAGCCCCCGCCATTGATTGCAACGTCGGGAGGTGAACAATCAATCTGGATCAAATTCAGCGAGACGGAATCATTCATCGTTCAAGAGACGACCGGAACAGATCCAGAACACAAATCTGATGAATACATCATAGAGATTTTTCGATATGAAAAATCAGGGATAACTTACACTCTCAACCAGCTAAGAACCGGAGATATAGAAATCGTAAACGGAGGCAGGCCACCGTTCACGATGCACTCGCCGATCGAAACATCGGGTGGAGGATGGACCGTGCAGGTTGAGCCCGGGTTTATAATTTCAACGAATCCGAAAGCACCTGACGGTACCGCGCTTGAATATTTCATGCCTACGATTGCAGGGGTGGAGCTGGATGCAGTGGAACCGCCCACTATCTTAGTTAATGACGGCATAGTAGTTTGCGCTAAGATCGAGCGAGATGACACCGGAGTAGTAGTAGGGACTCAGGAAATCGTTGCGGTATCGGAATCAACCGCTAATGAGTCCGCTCACTATGTTCCATTCGACGAGGATAATGAGGGCGGGGAGGATGAGACTTTCCAGTATCGGAAACTTTTCACGGTATCAATCCCGGAAGATGAGAGCCCGGTTGCATCTAGGGTGTGGCAAGCATCTGACATAGAGCTGACTCCCGCTCTATGGACTGCTGAGAACATAGGGACGGGAAGCAAAGTCTGGAAAAAATACGATAAAGAAAATGGGAAATATCAGTTCCGAACACTCACGGACGGAGACGTCACCGGTAGAAGACAGATCCAAGTTGTCACTGATAATGGTGGAAAAGGCGACACAATCAAAATTCAGGGAAACAACATATCCCAGACGTTGTTTATCCGCGAGACAAATGGGGACGTCTTGTACGATCATGAGATAGCGACATGCGAAGACGGTCTAATCACACAGTTCCTCTCGAAGATGAAGGTAATATCAATGGAGGTTTGCGTTCCCCCCTATGCGACCGGAGATCCTCCCACGGTTGAGACTAGGAAATTCATCACTTTGATTTAACCAATGACGCTGCCTCATATTTTCACGCCAATCACTTACGCGATAGATGATTGGACTTTCGGGCCTATATGCACCGAGCCAAAAGATAGATGGACTGCCTATAAGGCAAGAGCAAGGGAATCATATCCTCCTGCTATGGATCAATACTATAACTGGTATGATTGGGCCGTACTAAGCGGAGGAGATGGAGATCGCTTAGTGTTCGGAGTGTGCTGCCGCAAGAGCTTAACTCTTACGTTCGACTATCATCTAGCTGGAGATGACGAATCCGCTACTTTCGGCTATAAAATTACAACCTATTCGCCAGCTTCACTAGATCCTCCCACGGGGGCGACTACCGTATGGGCCAGCACTCCGGGCATTGTTCACGAACAGGTCGACACCGTGACTGTTCCCATCATCCCTAACGCCTGCGGTGTTGCCATATTGATCGAGTCAATCGGTGATGCTATCAACTCGAAAGCAAGAATAAGTATCTCAGTATAGACTTTGACATCACGGCAAACCCATGACCATCAACAGCGCAAAGGGTTCCGCCCGGCTACTCGTCGACATTATTCCCGGCGATCCTCTCGCGTCCGGCACCTATCAAATCGGCAGCGATGCGGGACAAGTGGACCTTGCCGCAGTTGATCAAATCTATCCCATCAAGGTTTCAGGGCAGGCAGCGACCGCGACGTTAATCATCAAAACAGGAGTCCTAACCCTTTCAGGGGCTGGCACGAAACTTGGCGGGGCCGGAGTAGATCCAGACGGTCAGACTATCGCGATCACTAAGCTCTATGCGATCCAAATCAAGAATACCTCTATTGCCGAGCTTAAAATCAATCTGCCAGTTTTTGCCGCGTCCAAGCCGTTTACCAGTAATATTCTTCAGCCGGGAGCTACTTTCCATCAAACAATTCCCGGGTCCGTTAATATCGCACCGACTGACGCAATGATCTTCGGGGAAGCTGGTATCACAGGACTAAGCTACGAGGTTCTTTTGCTGGGAAAAATCTAAGCCTGATCGGTCCTCACGTTTTGCTCTCCGCATCAGGCTTATTGCTTCAAACAGCATCCGGCGAATACATACTAACAAACCCCTCGTAAATCATGCCAGCAGGAATCACAGTTTTAGACCTACCGGACGATCTATCCCCCGTTCCGGATGACTATGTTTATACGTTCAACGACGATGGCCTTGATACAAAGGCGCGTCTCTCTGACATTAAAAAAGGGATCTCGCTAGACCTCGTCAACAATACGAGCGACGAAAACAAGCCTGTTTCCACTGCTCAACTCACGGCGCTCGACCTCAAGACGAACATTGAAACATTCGGACCGCTATCACTAGCAACGTCAGATCATTTCAAAAGAGAGAGATCAACTCTCGCCGAGGTGATTCGAGGCGCGGAACATTGCTACTTTTGCAACGAGGCAGGAACGGCATACGTCGATAGAGTGGGATCCCTCAATCTATCAGTCAACGGGGTTGCAAACAACAGCGCATCAGGAGGGAGGTTTAGGGAGTCCCGATCATTCAACGGCACCAATCAATTCGGTTTATCAGCATCAAACACGACCCGCGCAGGCCGTCCTTTTTGGGGAGTCATCGGGGTTAATTTCGCAGATCCCTCAACCGATGGAATCTGCGGAGAGGGGACATCGGGAACCACTCTTAACTGGTATCTCTCGAAGATCGGAAACATAATCAGATTTACGGTCAGGCGGATGAGCACTACCGTTAATTTCGACGTTGTCGAAGTGGCGGGAGTCACGTCAGGAGTTGATTATGTGATCGCATTCCGAAACGATTCAACGGGGCTCTACCTATACGTTTCAGAGGTTGGAGAGGCATATGATCACGCTTCTCTCGTTAGCGGATCGGCTGGATTCGACCTAACAAATTATCCCCTCAACATAGGCAGGTCATTCGTATCAACGGTTGCCACTAATTCGCACATGAACGGCAAGATCGGATTCTTTGCCTATGGGTTCGGGCAGCTATCCGAGAGGTCAATCGACGCTCTGACATCGGCTCAAGCAGTTGATTTTGCGACCCTTAAAACCGATCTACCAAAAACCCTCAAACGGTATAGGTCAGTCCTCGCTATCGGCGACAGCTTGACGACCGAGAGCTACGCCGATCCAAATACATTTGAACGCGCAACCACTCTTCATTCTCCTCTTTGGAGGGCTGAAATAAGCGGCATCGGAGGGCAAACGGCTGTCCCAGTTATCGATAGATTTCTCACATATCCGCTATCAAATATTGAGCGAAAAGTGGTTGCATTTTGGATCGGAAATAACTCAGCTAGCCAGCGGCAAATCGTCATCGATGCCGCATTCAAAGGGGTTCATCGCGCCTTGATCGCAGGTGCTGAGCGAGTCCTAATCCTTGGATGCCCTAACCGGACGGTGACGGATGCGACGTTTCAAACGATAGCAACCCTGCAAGGCCATCTTGATTTCATCAATGCCGGATTATCGGAAATCGCTGCATCAGATTCGAGAGTCTACTATATCGACGTTCAAGACTGGTTCATCAATCCGGCAAACTATACTCCAATCGGTTCTAACGACATATCGGATCAATCCAGAGGCATCGTTCCAAGATCAACGAGAGACTCGCCAGCGAGCTCGGCGTCAACTCATTTCGGACCAGTTGGGGCAAGTCATTTGGCGAACCGAATTGTGACATTTCTTCCCACCTAAAATCCCATGAACCTATCAAAACTGAAATCCCGCAAACTCTGGCTCACCGTCCTCGGCAGTGGCCTCACCGTTATACTAACCCAGATTGGGCTCCCCATCGAACTCGCCGGAATCATCATCGGGTTCCTCGGTGGCACCTATAACATCGGACAGGGACTAGCAGATCGCAAATAGTCATGAGCTACTCCCACGCCATCTATTGCCAGCAGATCGGACTCAAGACGCTTGGGTTCGATCCCGGGCCTGCTGATGGATTGGATGGGCAAAAAACTAAGGCGGCATTGTATGATTCATTAGTTTCTCGTTTTGGATCCAAAACAGAGGCGAGGAGGTCCGATGGATCTCGACCGCCAAGACCTAAAGGGACTGCCGCTGATAAATCGCGCATCTTTGGGGCCGCAGGATCTCCTAGTATGGCTTTGTTTGTCCCCCCCTACGAGATGACCTACTTTGGTGCTAAGGTATCTAAAATCGGCTGTCATGCGCTTATTGCAAAACCCTTGGAGGATGCGCTAAAAGAGATTGCAGATAAGGGCGAGGAATGGATCAAAAAGCACGGGCTTGATCTATACGCCGGATGTTTCAATCATCGCAAATCACGATCAGGAAATGCACTGTCTGATCATTCTTGGGCGATCGCAATCGATCTCAATCAAGATGCTAATGGAAACAAGCACACATGGAGGTCAGGAGCGAAAGCAGATAACGGAACATATGAAATGCCGCCCGTCGCAATCAAGATATTTAAAAAACATGGCTTCCAAGTTGGATTTTTACAATCTGATGGAACCCGCCGCGATATGATGCACATCGCTTACGTTGATAGACCTTAAAAATCATGGAAATCTCCCCTGAATGGATACTGGCCAGCTATTTGACCCTCGCCGGAGCAGTCGCGACGATGGCAAAGCTCATTTACAGCAATCTCGCCGCGCAGATTGAGACCCAGGGGATGATCATAAAACGCCTGCAGTACGACATTGATCGACTCTCAGAAGGGTGCGGGTCCGTAGGATGCCCCTGGCTAAAGACCAGCCACTGAAAAATATTTTCGCCTCTGCATCCTTTAATCTACGGTGATTTCAGAGGTTTTTTCGTCGGCTCGTGAAAAAAGATCTTGTCTCCTTGTGGTCCATAGTGGTCCATAGTGGACAACAACGGCGCAAATGAGGACAAAGCAAAATAACAAGGTTTCGACCAGGCTCGACCCCCAAACGATGGCGGAGGTCGTGAGGCTCTCCGTTAAATACCGACTGTCCACGTCGGCAATCGTACGACTCTGCGTGTTGCAGGGCATAGATAAGGTTAAGGAGGGCATGCCATGAAATGACTTTAGGTGGGTGGCGAGTAACCTACGCCCGTCAACAAAATGACGTTACAAATCCCAAGCCTGACAGGTCAAACTTTCGGGCTTTCGGGGTGCCATCTATGGCTAAAAAAGTTTGAATGAATGAAACAATGAATGAAACATCACACCCGCTGATTGGCTATCAGGTAGTTGTTAGGGCAGGAAACGCAGGGGTCCATTACGGGGTCCTGCAACATGCTGGCGAGTTTGTCCACCTATCTGACTCCCATAGAGTCTGGAGTTGGGAGGGAGCATTTACGCTTTCCGAACTGTCGCAGATTGGGATAACAGGAGGGCGGATAGCATGTGCTGTCCCATGGCTATCAATCCCAATAGGCGACGTCGCAGAAATACTAAACCTAACTACCAGGAGTCATGAGAGTCTGTCCAATTACGTCGAGTAATAGACAAAGATACGGATTCGGCAACGGCGGCGGCTGCGGATTCGGCAACGGTAGCGGCCACGGTAGCGGCTACGGTAGCGGCCACGGGTACGGCGGATTCGGATTCGGATTCGGTATCGGCTACGGTAGCGGCGGCGGCTCAGGCAACGGCAACGGCTCAGGTAGAAATATATGAAAATTTACGTTACAAATCCCCAGCCTGACAGGTCAAACTGTCGGGCTTTACGGGTGCCATCTATGGCTAAAAAAAAAAAAACAATGAATGAAATGAATGAAATGAATGAAAAATCGTTCGGGAATGGCCTGAGCGTATTCGACCCTAGATCGTTTGATCAAATGGGTCAAATCGCCAGGCAACTGGCGTCATCATCGCTGGTCCCTGATACCCTAAAAGGGAATACGGACGATCAAACCGTGTCGAACTGTTTCCGCGTCGTGGAGCAGGCGCAGAGATGGGGATTATCTCCATTCGCCGTCATGGATAGTGCGTCAGTAGTTAGGGGTAAACTAATGTGGGAGGGGAAACTGATAGCTGCAGCCATCAAATCGGGGCTAGGAATAAGGCTAAAATATGAATATAGTGGCGAGGGCGAGAAGCGAAAAATAATCGTTTCAGCCGTCGTTGATGGCGCCCTCGAATCAATCGAGGGAACGGTATCAACCTGGAAAACGACCCACGATGGATCGCCATGGAAGGCCGCGAATTATGATCAAATGCTGGCATATAGGGGAGCTCGTCAGTGGGCGCGTAGATACGCTCCAGAGGTAATCCTTGGTGTCTACGCGCCCGATGAGATGGATTCGAAATGGATTCGAAACGTGACTCCGCCCGGCCAATCAATCGCGGAGGTATATGAAAAAAGGACCGCAGAGGCCAAAAAGATCGCTGCCCCGAACCCTGAAAAGAAGCCTGCCGTTGGCCGGACCATCTCCCGCCATGCGAGCGCCGCAACCCTGACCGATATTTCCGAGATGGATTCCGCTACCGGAAAGAAATATTTCGTTGCGATTTGCGAAATCCCGGACGACGTAGGCGGTGAAAAGAACGTGGAATTTTTCACCTTCTCAGAGTCGCTTTATGAGCGGCTCGCGGGGCGAAAAGGCGATAAGATTATGATCCAATATTCGCAATCATTAAAGGGCGGATTTAAGCTGGAAGATTTCGATGAGATAGAAGGAGGGGATGAGTAATGATCATTCATAAATCGTTCGGGCAGGGCTCAGCTGAATGGCTTAAATTCCGATCGGTCAGGGCTACCGCCTCCGAATTTGGAAAAATCTTCACGGGCGGCGGAAAGATCTCAAACCAAAGGGAGGCATACATGCGCAAATGCGCAGTGTCGACCATCTATACCCTGCCGCCATGGTCAGGAAATGAATATACCGAGCGAGGGACAATGTTAGAGCCGATCGCGCGCTCTCTATTCAGAGAGCGTGCTGATATCGGAGTGATCGAGGTCGCGAGCATCGAACATGACAACGGCCTTTGCGCTGGGTCGCCAGATGGCTTGATCTACGACTCGGAACGGCTAGTTTCCGGCCTTGAAATCAAGTGCTATAATTACGATAAGCACGTTGATATTTTCATCAAAAACGCGATGCCTACTGATTGCAACCCTCAGGTCCACGGCCTGCTATGGTTGACTGGTTGCCCATCATGGGTTTTTATGATCTACCATGACGAAGCGATGCCATTTGATTATCGCGTTATGGAGATCACGCCAAACTCATACACCGACAACCTAGGAAATGAGGTTATGGAATTTTGCGATGAATTGACTAGGCGAACCGATGAGTTCATCGATGATTTTGAAAAGTCATTGAGTGGGATTGCGATATGGGAGGCTATGCCTACTCTGTCAGAGTCGCTTGCATGTGAGGAGGTGTCGCCATGACCCACACTCGAACCCCATGGGGGTTGGATCAGAACGCCACCGGCACTCAGTGGATGATCACCGTTGACGGATACGACGACGAGGGCAGCCATCATAGGGGGGTTATTTCGACGCTCGCCATCACAAACGAGCATAGCGAAGCCAACGCGGCTTTCATCGTCCGCGCCTGCAACGCTCATGACGACCTGGTCGTAGCACTAAAAAGCATTATCGAAAATACCAGAAAATATTCTGACCAGTGGGAGATTGCGAAATCTGCGATAGATGCGCTAGCATCGAGAGGAGGCATCAAATGAAACTCATAGCCTCAGAATTTATATCAGGGGAGCCTAAAGCGCAGCCTCGAACGAGAGCCTCGAGCTTCGGAGGCGGACGCGCTAGGATTTACGATCCGGGCACCGCTAACGGCTGGAAAAACCTAATAGCTCAGGAGCTCAAAAAACACGCTGGTCGATGCGTAACATGCCCTATCTACGTCAATATGACATTCTACTTCGCCCGGCCGAAAAGCCATTTCGGGACTGGAAAGAATGCCAATGTTTTGAAGAAATCCGCACCAAACTATCACATTGTAAAACCTGATAATGACAACTTGGAAAAGGCCGTATGGGATTGTCTGTCCCATAAGTCTGGAATCGGATTATGGCAAGACGATTGCCAGATCGTGAAAAACTTGACCATCAAGAAATACGCTGACGACGGAAATGCCGGACTAGGAATCTCAATATACGAACTTGGGGCAAAATCATGAGCAACCTAGAAGAAAACAACAATATGAAAACCCTAAACGACAAACTAAACGACCAAACTTAAAAAAAACAAAAAAACAAATGAACACTACCATGAACACTACCATGAATCCGGCAATGAATCCGGCAATGCGTCGGGCAATGACTATTAAGACGCTCTATTATAGATCGATAGGATTAACTACCATAAACTCAGAGCTATGCCTTGACTTCATAGCGGCAAAGCCGGGCATAAACTCTACCGCAATCGGCAACATGATGGGTGTCAGCGAGGACTCTATCTATGGATACATGAGGTCTCTGGTGTCGCTGGATCTCATCATCATCAAGCGTATCGTAATAAAGGGCCTTGGTAACACTCCTAGACCTCATTTCTTCCTAACCGAAAAAGGCGAGCTAGCATCGAGAGGAGGCATCAAATGAAACTCATAGATAGGCTCTCACATGAGCTTGAGGAGGCCAGGGACGAGCTAGAACGCATCTTTGAGGTTAAGCGCGGGATGGAGATGCAGCGCGATGAGATGCAAAGACAGCTAAAAGAGGCGCTGAATGCCATGGTATCTATACGCATGGAGTCGATTATAGTAAAGAGTGAGATCCATCGATTAAAAGACGATGTTAGGAAGTTTCCTAATTTGAAGAAGAAAACAACAATATAAAAAAAGTTAAAGAGTCATGAACGAACTCCCTTTCACCCCGCCCTTTAGGGTATTATCACATTACAAATGCGGGACAGACGCTCACATTGTCGATGCCGCTAAAAACATTCTGCTCGAATGTTCGCAGTGGGTGGATGGCGAACTTAGACATAAGGAGGCCATGCACCTAATTTGCAACGCCCTTAATAAGGCATTTCCAAAAACTGAAGAAAACAACAATATGAAAAAAGTTAAAGTGATGAATGAAGCGCTAGAGATAGAAAGAGACAAGTTATGACACCACAAAGACAAACCCTCATCATCCTATCGCATCTCGACAGGATAGGAGTCCGCTCGACAAAGCAGGCCCTGTTTTTACTAGCGGCCTATGATCGCCCCGGAATCAGAGTCAGCCATCTGATGGCCATAACCTCGTCAAAGTGTCAGGTAGTCGATGGATACGCCGCACGCTTAATTGAGGGCGGCCTTATCCGAGTTGAGACTAGGCAGGTCATGGGGATATCTACGAAGTCGCTGGCTCATTATTATGTTACTGACAGGGTCAGGATCATTGTTGAGAAAATCCTTGCTGATGTTGAGGAAGGGTATAGTAACGCCTAGCCGTTACAGTAACGCAAAAACCATGCCAAATTACACAAAACTCTTCAATTCCATTATCACATCAACGATATGGACAGAGGACGACAAGACCAGGATCGTCTGGATCACAATGCTAGCCCTCGCCGATCAAAACGGAGAGGTCCACGCGAGCATTCCCGGACTGTCCCGGGTAGCCTCAGTTAGCATTGATGATGTCGAGAGAGCTCTTGACTGCTTATCTAGCCCCGACAAATATTCTCGGACTCCAGACCACGAGGGGCGGAGGATTGAGGCGATCGACGGCGGATGGGATCTCCTAAACCACGCCAAATATAGGCTCATGGCCTCAAGAGAGGATTCTAAGGCCGCTAACGCTGCTAGGCAAAAGAGACACCGAGAGCGTAACGCCATAGTAACGCAAGGTAACGCCATAGTAACGCAAGGTAACGCCATAGTAACGCAAAAGAGGGATATAGCAGAAGCAGAAGCAGAAGCAGAAGCAGAAGCAGAAGCAGAAGCAGAAGAAGAAGCAGAAGAAGAATCCAAGAAAAGACGTACCCCTGAAAAACCCCCGAACAAACTCCTCGAAACAATATGGGGACTCGCTCCCGCAAAATCAAAAAACAGATCCAGCCAGAGACAGGTATTGGCGGAGTGGGATCTAATCAGGGATAAACCAAGCGATGAGAGCGTCCTGGAAACTTTTAGGGCATGGCTTAAATGCGATGAGTGGACAAAAGATGGCGGGTCGTTTGTCCCCGGACTGCATCGCTGGTTCGCAAATTGTAAGTATGCGAGCTTTCCGGACGCGAGTGGCCCTAGTGGACCAAATCAGGCCAAAAACCCCGTGAGCGGTCCCACAGGATGGGAAATCGCCTTCCGGGAGCTAATCCCTAACGGTCATATCCCGATCCAGTGGGGGCACGTCGATATCCCGCTCCGCAACGAGATCATCGCCAAAATCAAAACCATCTCTAAATGAGCCCATTTGCAGATATCAAAACGCCGCCTCATGCCGACGGGCCTGAAAAATCAATACTGTCGTCCATGTTGCAGGATCCGGTTGAGTTCGTCCCTCTCGCCATCGAGATGGGATTATCCCCGGCATCGTTCTACGCACCAGCTCACGCCAAGCTATATTCAATTTTTCTCGAAAAACAGAATCGGGGAGAGGTCATTGAGTTGATCGATCTCGCAAAGACGATGATGGATGACGGGACGATGATGACCATCGGTGGACCATCGGCGCTTACCGAAATTTACACCTACGCGCCATCTGCCGCGCATTTTAAGAGTCATGCAAAACTGGTCCTAGATGCAAGCGTCCTTAGGGCGATCATCAAATTCGGATCTAAAATAGTGAGCGATGCCTACGATACAACCGACGTAACGGAGATGATCTCTAGGCTAGAGCTAGGAGCCCTAACGATAGGGCAAGACGCTGAGGACAAGGCTGGCTATGACTACTCCCTCAAATGCGCCTACCGCGAGCTTATGTCCGTCCTAATGGCCGACAAGGGCGAGGGCATCCCTACCGGATTTGAGACCATCGACTCCATCACGGGAGGGCTGCATCCAGGCGAGATTACCGTAATAGGTGCTCGGCCAGCGATGGGCAAAACAGCATTTGCAATATCACTCGCTGAAAATCTCGCGCTTAGGCTCGACATACCAACCGCTCTTTTTGCGGTCGAGGGTAAGAGGTCGTATCTAACGACGAGATTGATGGCGGTGTCCGCTCACGTATCAGCAAAACGGATTAGGGATAAGCAAATCTCGAAAGAGGACATCCATAAAATTGAGCGCCGAATGAGCGAGACTAAGGATTGCTCTCTTAGGATGGATGATCGGATTTGCAACGCGGTCGAGATAGCCGCAAAAATCAGACGGATGCACCAACAATCTCCGATCAAGGTCGTGATAATTGATTACATTCAAAAGCTCCCTGCCGCGCTTCCTGAGGAGCGGTCAGATTTGAGGCTGAGGATCATCAACGCTACCGACGTGCTCCACCGGACATGCAAGGCTCTTGATATCGCATTAGTCCTACTGGCTCAACTAGGGCGGGGATCTAAAAATGACAATCCAGAGGTTAATGCCCTCAAAGAGTCTGGATCTCTTGAGCAGGACGCAGACACGATCATATTGCTAGGGAGCAAGGGCGATGAGATGGATGACCCTAATATTCCGATAGAAAAGCTGGTCAGGATAGCTAAAAATAGGCATGGCCCATGCGCTGACTTAACCCTCAATTTCAATCCTCCAACGACAAGATTTTACTAAAAATGAGCATCCATGAATAAATAGAAAAAACACTTTACAAAACGCGCGAAATTCGTATTTAAGTGAGGCCGAGCATCAAAAAAAAAGAAAAAAAAAGAAAAAAAAGAAAAAAATCACCCGCTCCCCGTTAAGGGTAGCAGGTCGAAAAGAAACTAGGGTCATTAGGCAATAAACGCGGAAATGAAAATTGAAAATAAATGAGCTGGCACTATTTGCAGGCGGCGGCGGAGGGACTACCCGCGCCGCTGTCGAGATCGAGGACTACCCACGCCGCATCTTACGGCAGGCTCATGAACCCAACGTGGGTGGGGTGGCCGATGGGGTGGCCGATGGGGTGGCCGATGGGGTGGTCCAGCTTGCAGCCCTTGGCAATGGGCAAATTTAAGCGGTTGCGGCGCTCGCATGGCGCATATTAGGGGGACCGATCATAAAACAATGATCGAGATGAGCGACGAGGACCGGATAGGGGCAGCCCATCGCGGCGGTCGTATGGACCCGACAAACGGGATCCAGTCGCTGCATTTTCAGTCCCCGGATGACGCCGCGATGGCGAGGGAGGAGCATAATGAGGATGATGAGAGGGCGTCCGAGATTGAGATGCAGGTTGAGGCGATGCGGCGCTTTATTGGCTACCTATTCGGGGACGCGCTCCCCAAAAAGCTCTGCTACGCGACCCGCAGGCTCTACTCAGTTGCTCGCGAGTTTTATCCACACCTTCTTATCGGCGTATCATCGGACTGCATGGAGTCGATCTATGAGGGGGCTCTATCAGACGACGGAGTCAGCGCGAGACGATGCGACTCAATCGCACAACTACTATCTCAGGCCGGAGATGATGGCAGAGGCTACGAGGTCCGAGATGAGACAGTTGGACGACTAATGTGTTTCATTTTTTCGGACGATCGACCATCGCAACCGGCCTATGCAATGCGTCGTGTCTATGCTCTCGCAAAGTCGTTTTGCTCTCATGCAATCAATGGTATGAGCCTACACGACATCGGTAAAACATTCGGGGAGGGTGACAATCGGGGCAACCGCGCAAGATGGAGCGCTAGGATCAAAGTTTTAGTCATCAAGACCGTCGCCGAAAGCGGGGCGGTTGCACATATGAAATATCAGAAAAGCGCGTCAACATGCAGGAAGTATTCGGCGGCGCAAAGGGGAAACCAAAATCGAAGGAAACAAAAACAATGAAAACAGGATTGATAATTGAAATGCTGGAAACCGGAGATATCAAGCCGCATCCAGAAAACCGTATCGTGGCGACATCGGGCGAGACGTGGGACGAATTTAGGGAGTCAATCAAATGCTATGGCATCAAACAGCCGCTGCTTGTCAGGCCGACAAGCGAGGGCTATGAGATCGTAGCAGGAGAGCGTCGCTGGAGGGCCGCAAGGTCGCTGGGCATGTCTCACGTCCCCGCAATCGCGGAGGCCATGACGGACTCAGGGGCGTTGTCTATGATGCTTATCGAAAACCTGCAACGAGTTGACCTAGACCCATGCGAGGAGGCGCGAGGCGTCCGGTTATTGATTGAGAGAGCTGGACTGACGGTAGAGGAGGTGTCATCGCGCATCCATCGATCAATCGAGTGGGTTGGACTACGCCAAGGACTGCTTGATCTACCAGTTGAGGCGCAAGAGTTCGCCTCTCGCCGAGAGGTATCTCTAGGCGTCCTAGGTATGGTCCTCCATCTACCAGTTGATAGACGAGAGGAGGCCTTGCAGCTCGTCCTCCACCCTCAGTTTCAGGAGTCGCCCCTCAATGCGAGGCAGGCTCAACAAATCATTGATAGCAAAATCATTGAGCCAGCCCGTGCTAGGAAAGAATGGGAGTTGCGTATGACGGCCATGAGCGACGGCTGGGCAGTTTTTTTGGGATGCGTCGCTAAAATATCCCTCGAAAACCCCGACGTGCTAGCGGCACCATACGACCTCGCCGCACCATCAAACTCCGTCGTGGCGGATGATGATGTCCCGACGATTGAGCGCTCCCAGGGAGCTCCCAAAGATCTCAAATGGCTGCATTTGGCGCAACGTCATGGTGTCCCGATAATGGTGCATCCCGCGACTAACGATAACGAGGGAGCGCTTAATAACTCCATCCCGCTCATCAATCATAGCCTGATCATGGCGGGCGAGCGAGCGCTTGAGGACAATGAGAGAGGATCCGCATGGCTATCATCAGCGAGCAAAAAAAAGGCTAAAATCATGCCTGATGAGGTTGAGGACGAGGTTGTCGAGATCCGGCGGGAAATCTTAGATAAACCAGATGATATCCGCGATTTTCTTGATTATCTCGACGCTCATGGTTGCCCAGAGTCCGCAGATGCAATGATCGACAATGTCTGCCCAGAGTCCGCAGATGCAATGATCTGCGATGTAAATCCGGATGATTACTGGATCGTCATTAACGCGATTGAGTGGGTTTTGGAAATTCAGGGAAAATAAAATTTCCCGCCTCCTGCCGCTCCCATTTGTCGTTCATTTCAAGACCACAAAACCTCTTGTCTCTCAAAAAATCATTATTTTTGAAAACAAGATGATTTAAGGAGACCTTTGGACAGAAAATGAACGATAAAACGCTAGATTTGAGCCAAGCTCCCACACCCCCCCCGCAAAT